CGAGCTTCTCGGGCATCTTATCTCTATCTACTGACATGACTATTAAGTCAGACATCTTGAGAGGATACCTATCAGCATCAGCTAAGCTAGTATCTAGCATAAACTGTAAGGCGAAACCTGAACGTCCATATGATAATTCACGCTCTGTTAAGTCCTTATCATCGAATCGCTTAGGATCTACTGGTTGCCCTTCTGAGAGCTTTCCTTCTTCATGTATCCTATCCCATATCATGGGGGCTAAACGTTCACCGTAGCTCTTCTCAGCGGCTCTAGCAGCGGGTACGCGGGCTGGCCAGATGCGAAGATTATAACCACGCTCTGTTAACGTGTTATATAGTGACATTTCACACTGCGGAGTACCCAAGTACATGATCTTCCCGTTGGGAGATAGTACTGCATCGAATTCCTTCACAGCTTCACCGAGCTTATCTCTCATACCCTGTGTCATAGAGTTCGCTGGAACCTCGACATCATCGGCTATGATTAAGTTTGCACGGCTACCCGTCAACTGTCCTGAGATACCTACAGATTTAACTGAAGGAGACCCAGAAGCCTTGGCTGGTGCCACATCAAACGCTATCTTAGACCACCTCTGGTCCTTCTTAGCTATTAAATGTTGACACATTGGCAACTCAAGGATTAATCTTTGTGTAAAGGTGCTGAAATCATCAGCTCGTGCCTTAGAAGCAGATACTACCATTATCTTAAAGTCAGGATCCATTAACAAGCACCATACGACGAAGGCTGCTGTGACGTAGGATTTACCTACACCACGGAATGCCTCAAGAATAGCCCTGCGAGGGGCATCTTGAAGGAATACAGCCATGTCATATTGTACAGGAGTCGGATCAGGTAGGTTCAGATGCTGCCATACTAAGAAGAGGAAGTTACGAAAGTCATGTAACTCCTCTGGTATTGTTGCTGTTTTCTTTAAAAACATACATTATCTTCCTATATTATTTACTTTCTTTAGACTTCTTAGGAGACTTCGTGATCTCCGGTTTGCATTTCTTGCAGACAGGGACGAGGAGATTAATGTAATTAGTCTCTAATTTCATCATTCCACATGCCGTACACTTATAGTTGTCCATTGTTCTTCCTTTATTATTAACAGTTACCACACGCGACCGAGATGATCACGAAGCCTAGTATAATTAGTAGATCGATACCCATGCTTTATCCCTTCCTATGGTTACGAGCTGTATTAGCCTTTGGGCTTAGTACTCGTAAGTTTGAGAGTTTATTGTTGCTAGGGTTCTCATCTTTATGATCCACCTGCTGATTAGTCTTCAGTTTAGCTAAACCTTTGGCCTTACGTGCATTGTTGACCTTAAGTCTAGCTCTGTTACGTGCTGCTCTCTTAGCCTTAACGTGTGGCTGCGAGTCATACTTACGCTCTTTACTATAGTCTCTACTCATTAGTGTGGAGCCTCCGTAAAGGGTAAGTTATCTAGTAGGTTATGAGTAGGTGAGCCTTCAGACACCACACCTGCAAAAGCACCCGCATCCTTTAGGAATTGTCTTGCTACAGCTAATTCAGCCGCAGTTGCTACTCCTGATTGGACTCTCGCTAGTAAGTCTTTCGCGAGGGCTGCCTCTAATGTTTCTAAAGTATCCATAATAATGCCTCATTTAATGTTTCCTGATTCCGTCTAGTCCAACCTTTGCCATATAATGGGTAGGTCGTCATGGCCTCGTAATGGCCTTGTCTTACATGGGAATACATTTTGATTATTGATTCTGTTGACTCAGGAGTCTCTGTAAGCCTCCATACAGCCCTTAAAGTTATTGACCCTATGATGCCATCAGCCTTAGTCCCTACGATGTTCTGTAGAATCTTAGACGCTCTGGCGACACCCATATTCACGGCACAGTCCATTACCATGAGATCTAATCCTGTGGGTAGGACGTTACACTGACACTTAAGCCAATAGTCCGTCCAATAGATCTCTTCGGCTTGGCTTTCACTCAAGCTAAGAATGTCTAAGTGCGGGTACGCTCGTTTAGAAATACCGAAGTTAGTCTCTCCTCCAGCATCCTTAGGATCATTCACGTATCCACCTTCATGTTTTAATACAATATCTATAGTCTCTTTGAACATATCTATCCCTTCATTACTTTGGCGATCTTCTCTCCACTTCTGCCTACTACGTAGCCGCCTATGCCTAATTGTAATAGCATCCACGCCTCATCTCTAAGGGGTGTCGCTAGAAGGCCTAAGGAGTCTCCTACGGCAAGTGTTAAGAAGGTTAGCATTGTGACAGGACGCCATGCAGCGACCAGCCAGTGGTTACTCTGGGCTTCTGAAGCCACTATTGAGTGTTGGCCTTCCAGTGAAGCACGTTCGTAGTCAAACACCTTCTGCATAGCCGCTGCTTGAACGTCTAAAAGGTGGCCTTTGGCTGCGAGTCGTTCTTCTTCACTGGTATGTAATTCATCTACCAACTTCGCAGCCGGTTTAAAGATACCAGCGATCAAATCTGAAATGACCATGCTATACTCCTAATAATTTAAAGATTGTTGTAATACCGATTGTTTTGATACCTAAAGTCAGAGCTATGCCCACACTTGTCCATTTTACAATAGAGATTAGGTTCTTAATATCTCGGATGCGTTCCCATTGTTTCTTATCAGAGTTCTTAAGGGCATCTAAGAGGACACGATTATGGGTTAATTCCCACTCATGCTTCTCGACCTTAAGATTCAACTCTTCCAAGGTCTTGTTTTCGTTCTTCATATGTGACCTCGTAATAAAAGAAAAGGGGATCCGAAGACCCCCTCGTGAGTGTTACGTAGGTGTATCTGTAACTAAGTCAGATGAACTAAAGTTATGACCAACTAAGTCAACAGACCCGCTGACATCACTAATAACTGTCACTGAGTTCTCTATCTCATAGTAATGATCAGGAGCCGAAGCTAACAAGCTCAAGTCCTGAGTAGCACCTGAGTTGTAGATGGTTGCTAAGTTAGCAGATTCATCTGTGCTCCAGATTGCTACCTGATTGATAATAGAGTCAGTATAGTTATTGTGGATGTTGTTTGCTCGACCGATACGGAAGATGTTATCGCTAGGGTTTGCACCACTAATAGCACCTGTGTATCCATAGTTGGCGTTAGCTCCAATCGTAGACTTAACTACACCATCAACTGCTACCGAGAATCTACTGTAGTAGTCATTAATGTCACTAGAGGCACTACCAGTCGTTCCACCATCGAACGTAACCATGATATGCTGCCAAGTGTTCGCCGTTAACGCATTGCCTGCCACGGTAATTATACTGTTGTATACAGTCCCGTAGTTCAATACTAGGCTTACACCATTAATGATCTTAAGCGTGATAGCTCCACCATTATAGTCATCGCCTGCGCCATAGACTAACAATGTCTGAGTAGACGTTGTAGTACTAGGCTTAACCCACATACCAATTGTCCAAGCATTCCCATCACCATTAGTAGCTCTATCTAATGCGTTCATAAGAGTAGCATTACCTTGGAGGTAACTACTAGTACCATTAAAGCTAAGAGAGTTAGCGTTGGTGTAGGATGAGGCTGCTTCAGCTATTGTCACAGTCACTGTAAAGTCAACAGTTCCGCCTATAGCGTTACCAGCTTTACAATTCACTACGATAGTATCCGCAGAAGTACCTGCGAACGCTGGAGCTGTACCACTTAAGACACCTGAGGATTGGTCCAAAGACATCCATGATGGTGCGTCAGACTCAGCGAACTGATTAACTATATTGTCACTTGTAATGATCTGTAAGTTTAACACTTCAGCTTCAGTAACAGTTACAGTTTGATCAGCTACAGTAGGTACGAAGTCAACATTAGGCTGTGTACCTTGGCCTATAACCTGCTTAGTTATAATAGGTAAGTTAACAAAGTTAGTATTACCGTTAACACCGTAGTGTAGATTGATGTCAGAACCATCAGGGTGAACAACTGTAGTAGCTATTAACTCATCATTAGTCTCACTCCAAAGCTCTAAAGTGTTATTAGGCATATACCTTAAGCTCAATAAGCCTATCTCAGTACCTGCTCCACCTACACGATAGGAATCTATGGTTCCACCACCTGCTAAAAAGAAGCCACTAGCGGCTGTATTGTGTGACCAATTAATATCAGCAATGATAGACTCGTTAGTCTGATACTTAAACGAAGTGACTAGGTCATCCTCAGCAGTTATTACACCTGTAGCAGCTGCTAGATAATCCAGACCAAACGTTTCGCCTGCTCCTTGCTTATCCAACGGGATCATATACTGCTCACCAACTGAAAGAGATAAAGTTCTCTCTAGTATCGTATGGGTTAATACACCATTCATTACTCCTGACTCTGTACCTGCGTAGTCGTGCTTAATGTCCCAAAGGAAATCATTGTTACTGATTATACCGTTAGGAAGGACACCGTTAGCCCAAGTGTACATCTGTAGGTTAAATGAAGTTACAGCTAAAGCTATGTCAGTCTTAGCTATCTCTACTTCACCACCACCACTGTAGTCGATTAGAGTTAAGAAGCCTGAGCTATCAAACCTAATGCCTAAAGCATCACCGTTAGCTACTACGTATTTCGATCCTGAGTTAGTTGTAGTCAACGTACTATTTGAACCGTTTATGAAACCACCTGCGTAGCTGAAAGCTGTACCCCAGTTAGATGCAGTATTTGCACCACCATTATAAGCTACAGGAGTTTCTGCTCCGTCCCATATACCTATGATTAGGTTAGATCCGCCGTGACTTTGGAAATTCCACTTAAATTCTGATCCCTGTTCCAATGCTTGACCAAAGTATAAAGGCATCTGTTGATTAACAGTAGAGTCGTTAATAGATGTCCCTACAGCAGTGTTAGCATTAGTTCCGTATGATATAAACCAGCCGCTGCTAGTAGCCAGACCACTAGAGCCATTAACCATATTAGAGGCATCGATAGTAATCTCTGAAGCATCTGACATAACTAATACTAAGTTGTCACCTACGACAGAACCGCTTACGATTGTCGTACTAGAACCAGTAGCTAATGTTGATACGTCAACAGTGATTGTAGAAGAATCATCTAAAGTTAGTACAATATCACTACCTACGACTTCTCCGCTCACTATAACAGTATCTGTATCGACTGCTAAACTTGTAGCATCAACCGTGACCGTAGTGGCATTATCCATTGTTAAGACTAAATCTGAACCGCTAAGCGTACCTGAGGCAACGAAGTTATTCTCATCAACACCTAAGGTAGTTACGTCAACTGTAAAAGACGTACCATCGTTCAGTCCTAGAGTTAAATCATCACCTGTTAAATCAAAGCTATTTACAAACGTATCTGCTGAAGTAAATCCTACTGAATTAGTAAAGATGTCATTTAACTGACCAACAGCTAGGTTTAATACAGAGTTAACAAACGAGCCATTAATACTTACAGCGTTAACTGGAAGACTTTCAACAATGATCTTTTGACCATCTTTAACTTTAATCTGGATAGTTGTACCGTTTGCTACAGCTTGTAAGGTGTTGACGGCATGAGGAACAAGTAATGAGTCTGTACCTAAAGATAAGTCTCTAAGTAAGATCGTAGCTCCTGTAGCGTCTAAACCGAAGTCCATAGCTTGATACTTTAAGTAAGGACTGATTAACTCAAGATCCTTATCTTCAAAGAGTCTGTTATGTACGATAGCTTGGTAACGTAGCTGACCAGTATTAGGATCGACTGTATCACCTTGGCGTACCTGAAAGACACCTAAGTCTTCATCATCACTCTCTCGTACCTTTACGATCTCCGCAAAGATAGTTGTACCTGCGTGTATCTCTACAGGGTGATCGAACCACCACTCGATAAGATCACTAGGGAAGATTGTCTCATTCGCGCTTGAACGAGGAGCATTCCTAGGAAGTACCTGCATATATACCTGACGACCATTTACGGATAAGCGGTACTCAAGACGTACATCTGGATCAATCTGTTCAGCCGCTGTGGTAGTAATACCTAAGCCTGCTATGTTTATCCCAAAGAAGTTGCCACCGGTATAGCCTGTAGCTGTTACAGGGTTAGGATTGCCACCTAAGGGTAGATTAAATAGATCTGAATATACTCGACCACTAGGTGGGATAAATCCATCTGCACCTTGGTTCGAGGTTAAACTCTGGTCTTTAAGACCACCCCACATAGGATAGAAGTTTGTATCGTTTCCTAAGTTGGTAAAGAATATGTTTTCTGCACCTGACGACATCTTATGCTGTTCGCCTAGATATAAAGAGTTTAGAGTTGTTTCGATAGCTCGATCTGAGATTAGCTTACGAGAGGGTGCATCATATCTGAGATGCTTTAGAACTTCCGATTGTTCTACAGTAACGCCTGAGCCTGAATCTGCATCAGAAATGTAGTTAGGCACTATACGTCCTTGTTCATCGATAGTATGACTACCGAAGTCTTTTTCACCAGTATTATGTGACATATAATATATTTCCTTTTTA